TCACCCATCACAGCCACCAAGTAGAACACAGACGACATCCCCAAAGCCCTCGACCAAAGGACCACCTTGAGCAACTCCAAGACTGACAAGGAGTAGACCAAGAAATCGGTAGGTGACACGGTGGGTAGCCAGAGTGCGGAGTACAGCAACACAGGTCTTCCACCGTGTAGTCATCGCATAGCCCTCCTTGAGCTGTAGTAGGGTTTTGGTGGTGTTGATAACCACCCTCTCTCAGAGCCTCTCTAAGGGCTCTTCTGTATCGGGGGGGGGGATCACCTTCAAGTAACCTTAAGTCCCCTCTGCTTATAGTGGGGGTATTTGCAGGCCTTACAGACCGGGCCTCTCAGAGGTGGCCATTTTGAAAAATAAGGGAACCCGTTAAGGTCCCCTTTGAGTTACCAACCCATATAGTTGGTGGTTGTGCCGTCTTCTTCGTACTGCATCGTTACGTCACCCAAGGCCATCTGGCGGTGTTCCTCATAGCCGACCATTGGGTTTTCCATGTGGGACATCAGGAACTCTTCGAGCATCTCTGAGGCGCCCACGTCGGAGTCCTTCTCCATGGCGTCCGTGAAGAACTGCACACCGATAGCCAGGGCATCAAGTCGGTCATCGTGGGCCAGTGAGCCCCGATCCTTCGTAATGCGTGTGAGCTGGTAGAAGCCGCTGTACTGCACGTCAGTCGTACCGTCGATATTCAGAGCGGTCTCATAATCCTTCGCCACGACGTCTTCCGACACCACCAGCTTGTGACTGCCCAACACGGGTTCCAGAACGTCGCAGATGCGCAGCTCTTTCTGACCCTTGGACTTGACCTCAGTGACTGCACAGCGGTGCGTGCGGGTCATAACAGGAGTGAACAGCTTCACGTACATGCCATCACCGAAGTTGCCTTCAATGACCACCTCGTTGACCTTGAACTTCTTCCCGATGTCGGCAAGGGACTGCAAGGTCTTGTCATCATAGCCACCACGGAATCCGCCCCAGTCCATCAGGAAGATGTAGCCGTTAAGCATATAAAGGACGGCGTAGCCCGTTTCGTCCTTCCCTCGCCCGCTTGGGTCGATTACCAGAATCTTGGCGGTGTACGGCGCTGACGCCTGACCAACCGTTTCATAGCGGTGGAACCTGTCACCCTTGAGGCCCACGTTAGGAAGGCCCTTGGCTTCGTTGTTGCCGTTAGGCAGCCATTGATAGGTAGTCGGTGCGGTTTCAAGACTGAAGCGGCCTACGATGAAATCTCGTAGCTTGAGGGGATACTTCTCGGCATCGCTCAAGTTCGGGTTGAGCATGAATTGAAGCGCGAAGCCGCCCTTGCCATACGACAGCTCCCGCTCCCGCAGGTCCGTGTCATCGAAGCGCACAGGGTCCGTGGGTTGCCAATACAGCGTGCCGTCAGCGTCCAGTTCACCAGCGATCATGGGAGCAAGTCGGTGGCCGTAACTTTCACGGTCCTTCAAGTCCCTCGGATAGCGCGCCGGCCAGATGGTTGTCACGTAACCGCGCTTTTCCAGCTCGCGATACAGTGTCATTTCAGTCTGAGGCGTGCCCAGATAGATAATCGTGGAGGCGTCACCCGGCTTCAGGATCGCATCGAACTCTTTCACAAGTTCGCCCAGGTGCTCACGGGCAACCTGTGTGGCCGAGTTGTTTGGGACCTCAACGTCATCCGCGATCAGGATGTCTGCACGGGAACCCGCAAGTTGGCCGGTGATACCTACAGACTTCACAGACGGCGAGTGGTCAGGCTTGGCCGGCCCCACGTCGAAGCTCAAGGAGCTGTCCCGTTGTCCGGGTCCTGTCTTCAACTCTGCGAGGAACGGTAAGAGGTCGATGATTCTCTTAATGAAAATCGAGTTTGCATCTGCCCGTTCTTTCGAGGCTGACACAATGAGGAATTTAAGCTGAGGGTTGTTCCATAACTTCCACACCACAAAGGCGCAAGTGATGAAAGACTTCCCGATGCCCCGAAAGGCTTGAAGGATAAAGCGACGTTGTTTGCCATCGCTTAGAGTGCGTGCCATGTCTATCTGGCACTTTGTGGGTTTAGGGAGGTTTAGTGCGCGCCACAGGACAAACAAAAAGGCCACAAAGGACCTTTTCATTAACGCTATGTCCTGCTCGCCAGTGCGAACAGGTTTGGTCATTTAATACCACCACCTTGAAGCTCCTCTACAACTTTCTGAAGGCCAGTTACTTGGGCGTCTGCTCGTTGGGCTTGCTCGATAAGGAATCGAGAAGTGTTGTCTGATAGCTCGGCTCGACCATTAGGGACGGGTCCACAACTACCTGTGACTGCACACACACGGGCATCGGCAAGTTCGACTGACAGGCTGATACCGTTAGCGCGCAGGCGATCAATAGCGCCTTGAGACAGTGCAGACTTCTTTGAGAGATACGCTTGCCATTGCTGCGAGATATCCGCCAATGCTTTTTGAGATTGTTCACGTTCTTCCTCCTGCTTTTGCCGGAAGACCAAAGCGGTCTGCGTGGCCTCGTTGAGGTGTTTCCGATCCGAGTCGCTATATCCCTTGAAGTAGATCCCGAGGAAAAGCAGACAGGCACACAGAAGCCCCAAGAGACCCTTGGTTAGGGTGTTCATAAGGGACTCCTTAGTGTTGGGTTGTTGGGCCGTAAAGCTCTTCGTCGGTAAGCTCAGGAACTTCCGAGAGTGCAGCGGCCAGGTCCCCGAGAAGGGATGCGTCTGGTTTCAACTTTGCGATGGTGAACTTGTGGCGTTCGAGATACTTACCGATGGCGTTGTAGAGCTGAGGGGTGCGACGGTCTTTGTCGCGAAGGTCACTCAGTAAGTTCCTGCCGGTCTCTGTGTCGATTGCCTCCAATAATTGTTCAAGTACGTTCTCACTCATTAGGGCTCCTTATTTTTTCGTGTCTCGTCCATAACTGTCTTGAAGATCAGAACAGCAGTTTGTACAACGGTGTACAGAATGACGGCTGCATAGAACCAGTCCGATAGCGTCATCCCTGCCACTTGGCTTGCCACTTCGGCACCAGCACCAGCGGCGATAGGAGCGGCTCGCACCACTCCATTTGTGAAGTCAATTTCAAGACCCATTAAGTCCTCCTGTTAGTTGTCGATTCGCTCGATGGTGATGTTGCCAAACGGGTCCGCAGGTTGGTTGTATAGGTTGCCGCTGGTTATGTGGACATAGAGTTGATCCCCAGTCTGTAGCCGTCTCGCCGTGTTGATACTGAATGCCGTGAGCGTCGCATCTTGGTTGTAGTTTTGGGCGATCTTCACTGGCAATCCACCGAACGGATTGAGCCATAAGGTGACTCGGGTTGAGGCGCCAGAGGTTAAGCCCACTACGTTGACCCGGTAGACCCCACCGACTGGAAGGGTGAACCATCGGTTAGTTGTGTCGAACGTGATTCCACCAAAGCTAACGAGCATTGCACCCCACAGCACAGCCACAGCACCACCTTGGCCGGGGTTCACATGGCCGGGGCCAATGTCCCAGCTCGTGTATACCTTCTTGTTGGTGTTCTCAAGGGCAGTCACTCGGGCGTTCTGCAAGCCAAGATCAGTTGCGATCTGGTTGGCGTCCATGGAGCCAGAGTTGTTCACCGCACCGAAGACCTTGATGATGAAGCAGCCGGTGGCGTTGAGTGGGCGAGTCTCAACGGCGGACCTTGGGGTTCCGTTAGTCCCATCAGAGGCCATCCCTTTTGTCTGCCCAGCATACCCGCCAGAGGAAGCTGTACCAGTTACCGGACCTCCAACGTTCGCAGCCGCTACAGTGGACAAAAGTACGTGGTCGTGCCCCTGCAAGGCATCCATTTGGATCGTACCCGCAACAGCCGAAGAAAGAGCACCGTCGCCGCGCAGGAACGGAGCACCTACAGTGCCGGCGGATTTACCATTCAGGTCCGGGACGCGCCACGTAGTGGAACCGTCGCCCGTTGCCCAGTTACCACGAAGCGTCGGCGTAGCAACCCAAGAGGCGTCTGAAATAGCCCCCATCATGCCCGCAACGTTTGCCGTTACGTCGATATAAAGCGCACGCGAGATAGCCTGCCCGTCAGCCGGGATGTGACCCGCTGGAATCGCTGAGCGCTTACCGCCCCACCACTGCACAGAGAACAGTGGCACCGTTCCGTATTGGACCTGAGTGGCATAGGTTGAAGCCTGTAGCGCGCTTGCAGACGACTCGCCAGCCTTGGCCACAGAGATGTCCGCTTGGGACTTAGCTAAGGCTACCTGTGCGATTGCGGTGTCACGAGCTGAATACGTTGAATCACGGACCTTTTCGGTGGCTGCCTGCGCAGTCAATGTGATGTCCCGTGCGGTAAGGGTCACGTCACGAGCAGTCAACGTTGTGTCTTTCAGCGCTATTGCAGTGTCGCGAGCGGCCTCAGCACCCAAGCGGGAAGCCTGTGAGGCATTAGCGGAGTTCTGACTTGCATCACGAGCAGCCTCAGCACTGATTTTGCTATTCAGAGCAGAAAGCGACCACGCCTGCTCCTGACGGAGCGTCACCGCATCGCCCGGTTCAACCCCATCCGCCAAGTGCACAATCCGGCGACCACGCGCATCCAGGTCACCATCATTGTTCACACCAATGGTGTCGGCGGTCAGGTCCCGCGCCTCTTCTGCGATATGCAGAGACTGGACCTGTGCGGTGTTCAAATCGTAGGCCCTGAGAATCGAGCCATCACTAAAGTCCACAAGACGCTCAGTCGCCGAGGTCACCCGCCTGATTTCTATGTTGTCGAAACCTTGAGCAGGCCCCCAAGCGGCCGTAGTGGTTATCTGCTTCTTGGTGGTAAAGCGATATTCCGAGTTAAGCACCAACACGCGCCGGGTCGTCCCAATGAGGGTCACCACGACAAACTTGCGGGCCAGATACTCGAATGGAATTGCGAAGTCCTTTGAGGCCCCATTAAGGGGATACGTGAGGACGGTTTTAGGTGCGGCCATTAATACCTCCTTTCAGATAAAAGAAAGCAGGACACAGTGACCCTGAAGCGAACACCAGAAGGTGCCGCCAAGGTTTCTGTCCTGCTTATAGTGGGTGTTTTTAGCGAATCTCTACGCCCTGCCCTTCCATCATCAGTAGCAACAACTTCTGACTGACTGGATCGTTAGGCACGAGACCGCGAAGGCCATTGAAAACGCCTGTCATGTACTCTTGGTCAGCACGGCGGGAGTCCGTACCAGATGCCCCAAAGGCGTTGTAACCAACCTGTCCGGCGCTCGCGAGAACCCCGTAAGCCGGAACCTGCTCAGCTATACGACCGAGAACGCCTGTGGTCCGATCATCCTTCGTAGCGCTGTACTTCATGGCACCTTGCGGACGCTGCTCTTTGGGGCCTCTTGGGAGAATCGAGGAACGGACCATTGCGGCCTGATCGAAGCCCAAAGGTGCCGCTACGATGTTCGCCAAGCCCAGAGGAGCGCCAATGTGGGAACTACGGGAGATAGCCGCATAGGCCAACATGTTGGGATCAAGCGCTTGCTTTAGGAACTTCTCACGCTGGTCCTTTGGCATCCCTGCTGCTTGGCTGTACTTCATTGCGACGTAGCCTGAAACAGCAAGGCCTGTCGAAAGGACCGCCTGCATGGTCTGGTCAATCGCTCGCCCGTTCTTGGTCGCATCGTGGTAACCACGGACGAGCCTGGAGTTGACGGAGCGCATCGTGAAGTTCTTGAACTGCATCGCCATCTTTACGCCAGCGCCATAGGCCTCAGTGTCCGTCGAAGAGAACTTGTGAGGCCTCAGAATGGTTTCATCCGCGATTTTATCGCCCATGCGCCATAGGTCCATCGTCCGAGGGTCACGCTGGAAAGCTGCACGATCAGTGATCTTGTAGGACCCATCAGGCTGCTTCTTCACGTAAGTCGTGATGAGGTCTTTCATCCCTGTGAACTGCTCAGGGGTGATCGACATAGACTTCAAGCGTTCAGCATCAAAGAGCTTCGAGCTACGACCACCGGCTACGTGATTCACAAAGTCCGATAAGACACCCTGACGGCCAGCGTCTGCGATGTAGTTGGAGGACTCAGTGAGGAACTTGGTGAATGGCGACCACGCTGATGCTTCCTGTGTGCCGTACTTGATCGTTCCCACGACCTGAGCAAGCGCCGGGTTCGTATTCGCATGGTCACGGAGACGCTGGATGATGTCCTGACGAGTTGGCCGAATGTGGTTATCCAGCTCCCGCCCGAAGACCATCGAATGCATATCAGCGAGGTCGTCTGCTTTGATCTTGGAACCCCAAGTAGTCATGTCCCTAAGGAGCGGAACGCCCTTCAAGAGCATCCGTGTGTGCCCCTTGGTCACCAAACCGGCAACCTCAGTGATGCTCTGCACACCCATGTAGGCGTTCTTTGCGAAGAAGCTCATATCCGTTAGGGCACGGGAAGCTGTCGCTAAGGCGCCTTCAGGATCACGACGTGCACGGCCTGTCAGAATCTTTACGGACTCCTCAAGGGCTTTACGCTCGGTAGCCGATCCAGTCTTCACCTTTGTGATGTCGTGGAGGAGTTCCGCTGTGGTCCTGCCCGTCGCGCCCATGATCCCAATGTCACCATTTACACGGCGGTCGTAGCTGGGAGTGATGCGAGACAGGTCGAACTCACGAAGGTCATTGACCGCGAACTGCGAACCGTCCGACAACGGGACAGCCATGTCCGAGTCAAAGAGGTGCCGACCCTCAAGGAAGTTGTTGGAGGCAAGCCCCATAGAGCCGGGGATGCTTCCTTGGTCACTCAGAGAAAGCAGATTCGACGCATCGAAGTCCTCAGACTTGGCGACACCAAAGGCCTTCCGCGTGGCGTAGTCCTCGACCAATTCATTCAGGATGTCTTCACGAAGCTTCACGGTATCCACTGGAGCCGCTGGTTTCTTCCCGACAGGCTTCGGCAGGCGTGCTGCCAGCTCTTCATCCACGGCAGCCTTCAGGTAGTTGTCCACCCGAGCTTTGACGTGGGGCCGAGCTGCATAGCTGGCAAGCCAAGATTCTTTGATTGCGTCTTGAAGGCCATCCTGCCCGCCGAACTTCTGGAGGTGAAGATTCTTGGCGGCGGCCGAATAGATGTTAGGAATGTAGGAGCCAGCGTGACGAGTCTCCGGCAACACAGGGCGGGCCTTACGGTTACCGAACTGAGCGGGCGCGGCCAGATAGTCGCCCTTGGTGTCGTAGTGGTTCTTGATGGTGTCCATTAGCTTCCGCTCGCCCGCTGTTAGTTGGGCCAGCTTATTGCCTGAGACCTCCTCAATGGCCTCTGCGACACGGCGGTATGCACGTTCAATGTGAGCTTGTCGGCCACCATCGGACATCACATAGCTCGGGTCCTTGATTGCCTCCAAGACCTCTTCCGACATCTTGTTGTAGGTCACATGGTCCTGACCTTGGATGCGCTCAATGATGTCAGAAGCGGTAGCGCCGAACTTCCCGTTAGAGCCTGTGACGGTGCCTGTAGGGGAACGAAACAGTTGGCTACCCAGCGCCAAGACATCAGGACTCTCTGAGCGATTGAGCAAATAGCCAATCTCCGTAAAGCCTCCCATCGACACACCCTTCGCAGCACGATCAGGCATGACCTCAGCGGCCTCAGCCAGGAGCTTTGGATTCAACGGATTGGTGGCAGACAGGATAGAACCGTCCTGCAACCGCACAGCGCCCGGCTCATTGGGATGGTCCACATAGTGCACCCCGAACGCTTCCTTAGGTTCCTCACCGGCCAGCCATGGGAAGCGTGAAGGATCTTCCTGACCCAACTGACGGGCAGTCTCACGGGCCTCCAAGCGAATGCTCGGACCGGCGAAGTCGTTAGGGTCGAAGGAATCACCATGGCGAGACAGGATGTCGCTGTAGTCCTCATCGGATAACGAGCGACCGTCATTCTGTGGTCCACGCTCGCCGTGCTTGGCAAGGATGGCTTCCATCTCAGCATCGCCCATCTCAGCGGGAGCCTTAGCGGGTCTGGAAGAAGCCAGTAGATCAAGGTCTACGTCAACGTTGCGGTTTGGTAAGGCGGACTCCCCATGGCGCGCAAGGATCGACTCAAGGTCACCGTCTGCCATCTCGGGACGGGCAGCAGCCTTAGGGGCCGCTCGAAGAGCCTTATCGAACAGGGCCGTAGCACCTGCGCCGAAAAGAGCACCACCCACCAGCGCTGTACCGTAATGCGCTTCGATGCCCGTCATGTTTTCGCGAAGCCCCTCGGATGCCATTGCGGCAGCACCTGAGTACATCGCGCCCTGCGCTACACGGGAGATGAGGCGAACACCTGTTGTTCCTGGGAGAGGTACGTAAGTCATTGGGTCAAGGCCAGCACCCGCAAAGCCGCCAACGATCTGCGCCCCTGTGCCAGTTGCATAGATACGCCGCTCGTACTCCATGTTCTCTTTAGCCATCGCAATGGCGTTCGGAAGGTTGGCCCGCTTGCCCTTGGAGTAGTCCTGTACGAAGCTGAAATACTGAGGGTCTACGCCTTCCTTGCGGATCATGTCGTAATCCTCAGCGGTCCACTGAGAGTTATCTGTGGGGTTCACCCAGTCCAGCGGGTCATGGTCTTCCTGAGTGGCGTAGCGGAAGATCGAGGCGCCCGATGATGTAGCCAGATAAGCGGCCATTGCATCACCTGTGCCCTCGAAGGTTCCCTTTTCAGGTTTCCCGATATGGTTCGACAGCGTGATGTAATCCTGTTGAGTCTGAGGGGCAGCGCCGCCATCAAGGCTCATGTTCCCCAGTTGGGGCAAGTTCTCGCCTACGCGGACCTTTGAGCTTGCCGCCACACCCTGAGTAGCATCCTCAAAGGTGACGGCTTGAGCCTTTGGGTTTATGCCAGGGTTGGTCACCTCCTGCGCATCGAACCACTGACGGGATGGCGAGTCACCGGAAACGTCCAGCAGCTTGCGCATATAGTTCTGACCCTCAGGGCTGATCTTGCTGAAGTCACCTGAGTCCAGAGCGCTCAACTGTGGGGAGCCTAAGCGGCCCTGCCCTTGGTTATAGGCCAATGCGGTTTTCAACAAGTCACCCTTGTAGGCACCGCTGAGGTCTTTGAGGTGGCTGGCAATCGCTGGGATAGCCTTCTTGGGGTCCATGCGGTCCGCAGGGGTCATCAGCCCGTAAGCCTTGCCGGTCAGCTCCGTCATCTGGCCGAGACCCAAAGGGCCTGTTGGGGACTTGGATGTGGGATCAAAGCTTGACTCATTGAAGATGAGCTTGTGCATGAAGTCGTAGGGGATGCCTTGGCGGTCAGCTTCCTGACGAATCATGCTGTCGTATGGCGTGCCCTTGGCTTTCACCGATGCGTAATCAGTCATTCATTTCTCCTGTCTAAGTCATTGTTTGCGGGCTCCTCCGAGGATGTACCGCTCGTGAATTTCTTGGTTCTTCTGGGCAGACTTCACGTTCTTATCGAAGAGCGCTTGGTTCTGCTGTGCTGCGCGATCCCGTGCGAGGTTCCCGAGGGCTTCCTTGCTGAGTCGTAGGCGGCGCCCCGTAAGGGACTGGATGGTGATGTTTCCTTGGGTCGAAGTGACCGTAAGACCACCGGAACCCCAGTCAGCGTCTTTCTTTAGGTTCTGCATGGTTTCGTCGATGATGGACTTGCCGGTCTCCCATGAATTGACATCGTTCACGTCAGTCATGAGGTCCCGCTTACTAACCATCCCGTGGAAACTGTCAGAGCCTGTCCAGCCGGTTGACTCTGTGAACGAGACGGCGGTTTTTGACAGGTAATCGGAGACGGCACGGGCTGCTTCGTTCGAGTCGCCAGAACGCAAAGTCACCGCATCGAAGACCTGACGGGCCTGACCCTCGAATTGTCCGGGGATGAACTTCAGTTCCTTGAAGCCACCGTCATTTTTCACCGAGGACCACTGCTCATCCCGGTATTTAGATTCGTCTTTGCTGAGGTTCTTTTTGGACTTCTCTGCATCGATCAGAATTTGAGGGTCAATGCCTGACTCAGCGGAGTAGCGAAGCTTCTCAAGGAGGCCCGCTTGATCTGGGAACAACTGGGCGATGGTCGAGGGGTCTTGCTGATAGGCCGCTTGCAGTTCCTTGAGTCGTGGCATCTCTTGGGTAGGCTCGGGATTTAGTAAGGCACCCTGCCATTCCCGTGAGGCGTCTGTGAGGAGTGCCTTGAAGTTCTCTTGAAAAGGCCCCTTGTCGTAGTCAGCGCGTAGCAAGGCTGCTTTCATTTCTGACTTACTCGACTCGGGAATCTCCATGGCGTTTATCTGATTCAGCTTGTTCGCTGCATAGGTCGCCATGTCGCTCTCTTTGAACTCCCCGGTACTGTCATTTACCGGCAAGAACTTGGGAGATACCGAGACGTTCTCTTGAGCCATGCGCCGTGTGTACGCATCGTCAATCACAGCTTGGCGGTTGTCCGCTTGGGCCGACTGCTGCAACTTTACGAGCCCCGCTTGAGACTGCTGCGCCACTTTGGCAACCATCTGGGCCTTTGCTTGGATGAGCTTCTGGCGCTGAGGCGTCATCTGTTCGCCGGTCTGAATCCAGTCGTTGCCCTGCTCCAGTTTGTTGAGTTTCTGCCACCCACTTGCTGGGTCAGCGTCATTCACAGCGTTAGCCACGCCGAGTTCAAATGTTTCGTTGCGCTTGGAGTCCCGTGTGTATGCCGATGTCGCGGCCTTCATCTTCAGATTGTCCATCATCTCGGGACCCAGCAAGTCCGCTACCCGGCGATTGCCACCGTAGACGTTGAGCGTTTTGTCTCCGAGGTTGTCCAGCAGGGTCACGCCACCCTCTTTGTCCACAGCAGCAGACGCCACACGTTGAAGCGCTTGAACTGCATGGCCATCACTGGGAAAGATGCCGGTCTTTAAACCGTTGTTGAAGTAACTCGTGAAGTGGTCCGCCGAGGCCGGATTACCCAGCGTCTTAGGATCATCCAACATCGGCTGAAGGTCTGCCTGAGTCTCAAGAACTGCCTGAGTCTCAAGGTTCTTCGAGAGGTACTGTGAGTGCAGGTCATAAACAGCAGCGTTGCGTCTGGTGATGTCCGCATTGAAACCCCTCTGATACATGGCGTCATTAGGGTCAATGCCAGCCATCTCAGCGTAGCTCTTAGACTTCTGTTCCATGCGGGCCTGACGCCACTCGTCCAGCTCTTGGCGGGATCTAAAGGAACCCTTTTGGATTTCTGTTTGGACCTCGTTGTCCACCTCGTAGGCAGCATTCTGGCCAGACTTCAGACGTAGTTGCTGCATCGCGTCAGGATCATCTGCATAGAGCAAGGTGCCCTCTCCGATGGCCTGACGGCGCTGCTCAGGGGTCAGCTTGCGGATAATCTCGTTTGAGCGTTCATCAGCTTGGGATTTATTAGCGGCATCGTTCGCCATGAGCGCGTTGCCTCCCGCCTGAAGGAAGTTCCGCATAGCGTCACCCAGAGCGCTGTCTGCTACCTCGGGCTTGATGCGCGCAGCCTGATAACCAGTACCTTGGCCCGCACGGAAGCCTTGACGACCACTTGTGGTTTGAGCCGATTGCCCCAGTGCCTTAGCAATTTCGTTAGCCATTACCGAGTTCCTCCATTATTGATGCTTCGGCTGTTGTTGGATGGAGCAGCCCCTGCGGGAGCCGTTGAGCCCCCCTTACCGAACTTACCGCCTGAGGACACGTAGGCATTCCCGCCAGCCGACACAATGTTCAGCGCGTTAGCGATGTTGTTCACCTTGCGGTTGTTACCACCCAAACCACGGACAGCAGCCTTAGCGTTCTCCGAGCTACCCACGCGATTCGCAAAGATGGCTTGATAGTCGCGGTCATAGTTGTCAGTGATGTTCATCTTCTCGGCGGACGCATCGTTCGCCACTGAGTTCTTCAAGCGGTCCATTGAGTTGCCTGCAAGACCAGACTCGCCTATGGCCGTATTGATGGTCCCTTGATTTCGAATGGTCTGAAGATTGACTTCAGTGAGCTGGCGACGTGCCTCGTCCTGCTTATCTACAGTTGCAAGCTTCTGGTCGTTTTCAGCGAAGTTCGCCTGCTTAACGATTTCGTTCTGCTGCTTGCGCTCGTTGTCGGTCATCTGACCCTTGGCCTTGGCCCCTTCAGATGCACTCATAGCTGCACCTGCGACGGCAACGATAGCCATACCGATGCTTACGGGTTCGCACATAAGCGATTCCTCCTATAACCAGAATTGTTTAAAAGCAAATCCGGCAGGAGACATAAAGATGCCCTCATTGAAGGAGGCACCCAGTTTTGTCAGCAGTCGGATATGCGCGTGGTTGTCCACTGAAACCCAGTTGGTTTTAGGACTTGGCGAGCTGGCTTTTACCTGTTCCAGGTTCTCTTTCAGAAGCCTGTAAAACTGGAAGCGCTCGGCTTTGGTAAGCATGTGGACGACGTTGGTGGTAACGAACCAAATACCCAAACTGGTGTGCCCACCTACGGCCAGAACCAAAGAGCCCAAGACGATGGCCTGAGCGTTCTCATCAAGAGCGGCTGGTAGAACATCGCGTGGGTCTCTTCCGGTTTTCATGCAGTGAAACTCTTGCAGGTCAGACGCGCAGAGGTCGTCAGCAGCGGCCTTCAAGTGGGCCTCCGTGGCCTTGATTAGATGCATAGCGTTTAAATCTCCGTATGGGCAATAGTTATAGTGGGGGTTTTTGACGTCCCCACCAGTTGCCTCACACGCCGCTTGAACGCCGCAGATAATTACCTTCCCAACCGCACCCAATGATGTTCAAAGGAACAGGGGAGTACGACGAAACGGTGACCCGCTGCATCTTCGCGTTGCCCGTAACTGGGAACTTGTATTGGCCCGTTCCAAGCGTCAGGTCACCAAGGACCACTTCTGTCCCGAGCCGACCACCAGACATCACGTAGACGTACTGAGTGGAGCCGTTGTTAACGTTGACCTCAAAGGCCCCCGACGTGTCGTAGTTGACCCACGCACGGCGAAGTTGAAGTCGCCCAATATCCTCGGTGGTGGTAGTGCCATCGTCAGCGGTTTGCTTAATGAGGAACTTTGAGAACTCGTATTGGAAGCCGTATTCACGGCCAATTACGAAGGTGGTGCCCATCCGGTTCCCGACGAATTTGATGCGGTCGTCTACGTTCCAGTTAGCAGACTCGTGGCGCTCCAAGACCCCTTGAGGGTCCAGCGTGTAGAACACGGAAGCCGAGTCAGGGACGCCGCCATACACCGCCCCCAAGCTCACATAGGATTCATTGAGGTCCTCGTTGTAGCTTGATGGCGCCATCAGTTTCTTCATGTCCATGTAGGCGCGGTAAGGCTCCTGCACATAATCCACGGTGTCCGCTGTGAACTCGATGCGCTCCAGGCACATGCCGACACCCAACCGCTCATTCAATAGGTACATGTAGGAGCCAATGCAGTCGGCTGCGAGGATTCGATTGTTTAGACCGAACTCCCAATGGGACCACGACTGCTGCACCAACTCCTCTTTGAGGTAGAGAAACTTGTAGATGTAGACCTGATTTTCAGCATGGTCAGAGAGCATCGAGACGAAGTTCTCAGTGCCCGACCCGTGGATATGGTAGAGGGTGTTCTGCAAGTAACTCGGTACGTGTGCGGATACGTCCTCAGCAGATTTAACGTCGCTCACGTCCTGCACCGCGTAGTAACGCTTGAGGCTCGTGTAGCTGGCCCGAGGCGCTGCAAAGTAAACACCACGCCCAATCCCAAAGGGCCGTGCCCCATCGCTCACATCAAACTCTGTGGTTAGGTCCAACTGAATCGTCTTGCTCGAAAGGATGCCCTGTGAGGACAACACGAACTGAGCTTGGTCGGACCAGAGGAGCAACTGTTCGGAGAACGGAACGGCGTACTTCAGGATACTGACCCGGTTATGACTGATAGCCACGTCTATGGGGTCGTCGTCGCTGATCGCACTCACAGATGCCGGGAAAAAGTTGAAATACTTCGAAGTCCGGGACATGACTACGTTTTCCCCCGATAGAAATCCGAGACGGTTCCTGAAGAAGAAAATGTCGTTGACAGTGTCGCCCACAAACGAGGGCATTGGATTCGTGGTGTCATCCCCACAGGTCCTGTCAGGCCACGCCAACGGTGCCCAATCAAACTGCCCATCTGCCGCCCGAATGAGCGCATGTGGCATTGAAGTGGGTTCAACTCCGGCAATAATTCCCGGCTTAACCGTTTCGCGCCAAACCTGACCACGGGCGTCGTACCTAACCCAATAATTGTCCCCGGTCCGTGAGGCCTCTCCTGTGATTTCCACGAGGTAGCCATCCATGCACTGAGCGGGCAGTTTTGCGAATGACTGGACCTGATACACGAAGGAGTTTAGGAGTTGGTTTGCATAGCCATCCTCAGTACCTATCGTGGCGATAGCCCCGTCACCGGGACCTGTAAGACATATCCAACCTTGACCAGCTACAGCACTCCAGCCCGTGCCGAGATTTGCGTTTAGTTGAGCGGCCATCGTTCGCGCTATGTACCCAGCATCTGTCTGCTCCACTTGTGGTGGCACGGTAACTATCGAGTCACCCACGGGCATCTTGAGGTTTGCGTATTCACCCCCATTTACGAAAATCTTAAGGGTCCGGCCATACTGACCACCTCGCACGTTGATGATTGCCCGGCGAGTCAGCCCCACGTACCCCGC